CTTCAAGACTAGATAATGAGGATACAAATTGCATACAAATTGTTGGCGAAATTATGGCAGAGTCGGAAAGATTTAAGAAAGTTAAGACAACAGTACCGGATTCGCACCATTTAGCATTAGATATCAAGGGAATACGTTGCGGATTTACGCACGGCCACATGGGGACAGGTGCAGGAGATCCTTGGGGAAAAATAGAAAGACTTTGGAAAGGCCAGATGTTTGGTTGGAAGCCCTTAGGTACTTGTGAGATCTTATATAGTGGTCATTATCATCACTTAAGAACTGTACAACAAGCAGGAAGAACGTGGTTTCAAGCGCCAAGTCTAGACGCTTCGCACGAATTTGAAGAACGTACAGGCTATGGAACTAATCGTGGTGTTTTGACAATGACTATAAATAAAAATGGTTGGGATAATTTAAAAATATTATGAGAATTATGTGTATAATAATGAGTGGTCAAGCTTATGAAAATAATAGGAATAGAAAATAGTGGGGCAAACCCAATGTTGCTTATTGAAAGTGATGAAAAGGAAATAACTTTTCACAAACTTCCAAGAGGTGTTTTGCGCGTTAATCCTACTGATATAAAAGAGAATGTTACTTTACAGCCTCTTGATCTCGTGCAGTATCCCAATACCTATAACGCCGGATAACTTAACAGATTATAGAGAGTGCAGAATTGCTAATGAGCAAGTTAGCTTCGTAACTCAATACGAAGATATAATACAACAATATTTCAAGACAGAAGAAGATCAACGCCAAGCTATGAGAATTATTTTTTGTGAAAGTTCCGGAAGATCTAACGCCGTAGGCAAAAATAAGGACGGATCTTACGACAAAGGCCTATGGCAATTTAATGATCGCACTTGGGAATGGCTTACACCTAAGCTAAATATTACCGGATCTCGTTTCGATCCAATACTATCAACTAAAATAGCAAGTTGGCTTATATACAATGACGGTTGGAAACATTGGAACAGTAGCAAAAAATGTTGGTATAATGGATAGTAAAAAATAAGGAGCGTTATGTCGATAGAAAATATGCGTTTTGAAACAGTAAACGTAAAAGAGTTAAAAGAATTTCCAGATAACCCAAGAATTGGCGATGTTGAAGAAATAAAAAAATCTTTAGTTGCTAATGGCCAATACAAACCACTAATTGTTAATACGCAAACAGGACACGTATTGACTGGAAACCATACGTTAAAAGCTTTAAAAGAATTAAACATTGAGGAAGCGTATGTAAACTATATTGACATAGATCCGTCTAATGAAAAAAAGATTGTATTAGTAGATAACAAGCTTACTGATAACAGCACATACGATTCACAAGCATTAGGCGATATCTTGCAAGAACTAATGGACGACGGTGAATTAATTGGTACCGGTTTCGTTGCAGATGAAGTTGACGATCTAATAGCTACATTAGGCGAAGCGCCAATAGTTACAGAGTTTGAAAAGTTTGAGGGCGGATATGCACTTGACGATGAAGAAATAGAAAAGCTTAAAGACAATTATATATCTACTGAAGTTGCTAACAAAGAAGCTAGAGGCGGGGAACGTTTAAGAGATGTAATGTTACATTATCCGGAATCTAAATATGAAAACTTTGTAGAAATGTTGGGATCTCTTGCTGATAAGTTGGATCAAAAGAAAACAGATACAGTATATTTAGCTGTTGAGTTCTTTTATAAAACTCATTTTGACGGCAAAGAGGATCCACAAAACCCTTTAAAACGTTTCTTTAATGGATCTTCTTAAAGATTATCTAGAGTTTCACAAGAAACAATCTTATTCTACGGACATGGATCCGGCCTACCCTGTTTTAAAAGAAATCATAACAGCCCTTAAATTATCTAAAGAGCAGGGTGTTTGGCTTACGTTTGTATATGTAGCTTATTACCATATTGGATCTGCTTTAAAAGTATTTGAGCAATATCCAGAGCCATTCTTATTTCAAGATAAGTTTTACAAGTTACCGTGTGCAACAGAAAGACGTAACCATAGGCAAGTTAAAAACTTAGAGCGACATATAAAACATATTGTAGATAAAGCACAATGGAATGACGGCTTAGACAATTGGCTATCTGAAGATTTATGTTTACACCCAAAGATGAATTGGGAACTTATACAAGATAAATTGCTGAGTATATGGGGCAATGGCCGTTGGGCTAGTTATAAGACAGGCGAAGTGCTATGGAAAGTAAACGGATATAACTTGGAAGCTACTGATATGGGACACGCGCATAGTTCTGGGCCAAGAAAAGGTTTAGAGCTTTTATTTCCTAGTATTCCTACCGGTAATAGTGCCTTAGAAGTTAAGAAACTAAATATGCTATCTGAAAAGCTTGTAAGGTTTATGAACGATAAAGGATATAAAGCAACTATTGAAACTGCTGAAACAAGTTTGTGTGATTTTAATAGTATGTTTAAAGGTAAATATTATACCGGTATTGACATTGATCATATGCAGGAAGATCTTTTACAAGTGCCTAGTATTTACACAGATCTAGCATTTGAATCGAGAAAAAAACATATACCGAATGAATACTTAGGCGAATTGAATGGGTGGATCGGTGTAAGAAAAGAAAAGAAAAAACAATATGCAGTTGAACAAATCCGTAACTAGAGAAGAACTTGTATCACTAATAGAACATATTAAAGATTGGGAATACAAAGGCGCTGAAAGTAGTAAGCAACATTTGAAAAATGCTTTATTCGATTGGGATAGAGAAAAACAATGGGAAAAGGGTACAGCCAAAATATTTGCTTTAAACAAATCTTGCTACGCATTCATAACATATACGACTAGAGATCCAAGACATTGTACATTAAGACATTTTTTTACGCTTGAAAATGCACGTGGTCAAGGTTTAGGAAAACTTATGATAAATATATGTTTTAGTGATATGAAGCAACACGAAGTTAAATACTTTAGATTTTTTGCGAACAAACCTGCTATTGAATTTTACGAAAAAATTGGGTTTAGGTGGCACGGTAAAGGTAAAACCGGTTTACCATTTACTTATTGGGATATAGATAAAGGCGAACTAGCGCCTCTACCTAAAGCACAAGAAAGATATGTTGTATGAAGATAGCAATAATTGGTAATGGTATTGCAGGATCTAGCGCTAAAAGGATAGCACAAGAGTTCGGACATGAGCCAACAATTATATCGACAGATAATGCTTCCGCTTCTAAAAGTGCTTTGGCGACTATTAGGCCTACATGGTTTACAAAATCACAACAAGTTAATATTGAAAGATCTTGGTCTTGGTATCTTAAATGGGACGCAACTGTAAGTAGAAACGCAGTCGTATCAAGTTGGAAAGATCCAAGCATGATTAAAGAACAAGACGATTGGTGGCTTGTACAACCTTTAAGAGTTTTAGAAAAACCAGACATTGTAGGTATGGTGCCTTATGTAGATCTACTTGCTAAAAACTATGACGCTGTTTTAAACGCAAGTGGCGTTAGTGTTAGTAGTGATTTAAATAGATTTTGGGGTGCTACTTTAGTTTCAAAGACAGCAAAGGCCGATAATATGCCTTTTAGGATCCACCATTTAAGGCCATATCACAGCGTACATATTGTTCAAACAGAAAATGCTATACGAATAGGATCAAGTATAAGTAAAGATAAACAAAAATGTTATAACGAAATTTATAGAATGAAAGAAATATGCGAAGAATCAGGGCTTGTATCCAAAGTTGACGATTGGGAATTAGCTATGGGCGTAAGAACACAAACAAAAGATAAAAAACTTATTGAGCCGGAACTTGGTAACAAAGTTACTTCAATAGGTGGTTTACATAGAACAGGCTATGCTTTGGCACCGGATCTCATAGCACAATGGATAGCAAGTTTATAATGGACACCATATACTTTTTAGGCGCACCAGCAACTGGTAAAACAACATTAGTAAAATTGTTTACTGAACATTGGTTTGATATGGAATCAGTTAAAACACCAATAGCATATCGCATACAAAAGGATCTACATTCAAAAGATAGTAAATACAATATACAACTTGGTAAAACTGCGCCTGTATATGCAGGAACAGATACTCTAAGTTTTACTGCAATTGATAAAATGCCGGATCTATACAAATTATGGGATAGTAAAGACAAAATTAAATACATTTTAGGTGAGGGCGATCGACTTGCTAATAGAACTTACTTCGATTTAGCTAAAGAATACGGCAATTTGCATATATTTTACCTAGAACTAGACGAAAACATACGACAAAATAGATCTCTAGCTAGATCTATGGAAAATAATTTATCAAAACAAAACCTTACATGGCAAAAAGGCCGTTTAACTAAACATAAAAAACTTGCTAAAGAATACGATGCGCATATTATCGAATGCGGATATATGGAATACGGGGCATATATTGAGAAAAGTACTGAAGATTTATACGAAGAATTACTTAAATGTTTGGTATAATAGAACATGATTGAACTAAGACTAAGATCTAAAATTTCAGAAGAAGAACTTAAACAAAAGATCGGTAAAATTTTAACGGACGATGACTACAATTTACTAATTCATAAAGACACTACGGTACGTGGCCTAAACGGTGAGATACTAGCGGTGTACCAACGTAACGTGATACCAGAAGAAATTGTGAACAATACATACCCTGTCTTACACGATCTCAAAAAGTATCAAACTAACAACCGTACACTCGCTAGTGGCTTACCACAATACAAAAGACAAACAGGCGGTACTAGATCTAGTACAGTTAAACCAATTGCAAGTACAACTATTGGTGGTTTTGATCCTAAAAATAATACACCATATTGCCGTTTAACAGCTTGGAGCGGGAACGAAGTAGAAAAGTATTCAGAGCTATTTCCGTTGTTTCAAAAAATTGGTAGTGAAATGCAACGTGTAGCGCCTAAAAGATACGAAGCACAAATGGAATTTGTAAATCGTACTCATCCGGATTGGGTTATTGAGGGAACGCCATTCACAACCATAACTGTTAATAATTCATATCCAACTGGTGTTCATACAGATAAAGGCGATTTGGACGAGGGTATATCAACTCTTGCTGTAATTGCCAAAGGCGAATACGAGGGCGGATACTTAACCTTACCGGAATACAGAATAGCTTTTAATGTTGGGCATAGAGATCTGTTAATATTTAATGCTCACGAATGGCACGGCAATACTAAATTAGAAATGAAAAGTGATGACGCTGAAAGAATATCTGTTGTTTGTTATTATCGTGAGAACATGGCCAAGTGCGATAGCATGGCAGAGGAAGAATCAAAAAAGAAAGAGATCGCAGAGCGTAAAATGGTTAAAGATACTACCGGTATTGTAAAAGAATTTATGGAAGAAAAGTTTGCCAAATAAGGTTGAGTGGCTTCCCGGTGAAAGTTATGCCGAATACAAACAGAAAAAATATGCAGGTATGCAAGGTATGGGGCAATCTAATTCGCAAAAACGTATGGCCGGTAAGTGTCCTAATACAGACGAAGTTAAAACAAAATGCAAGTGCCGTACTTGTATAAATCGTAGAAATAGATCTAAAGGAAGAAGAAAACAAAACTTAGTTAAAAAGAAAATGCAAATACCAGATAATAGGTTTCATGGTGCAGACGCGCACGAAGAAAACTGGAAGTCTGGCGTAAGATTCGAAGTCAAAGCAGGTAAACAAGTTGAGCCATTAAATAAACTATTTAAGAAAGCTAAGTTACAAAGCGATACAAATCATCAGCAAATAGGAAATATGTCTAAGCCATTTGTTTATGTTGCTATGCCGGACGGTACAGAAAATGGTATTGTGTGCTTTGAATTAGATAATGTAGAAAATGTTTGTGTTGAGATCTTAAAAGGTATGGGCTATTTTAGTGATTATTAAGTATTAATTTTTTCATGTCCACAAAACCTACACTTTGAAATTTGATCTAAGAAAACGTATCCGTGTCCCTCTTTTACGCAATCTCTTGGCGGTTTAGGTAGCGTTTCCTCTTTAACTTGTTTTAATAATGCCCAATGTTTAGCAATAGCATACGGTGTTAATGTCATACCTTTAAAATATTCTTTGTACACTTTTACCATATCAGGTATTTCATCAGGTTTAACACCCGCTTCTTTCAATTCTTTAACAACTTTATTCCACCCGCCTCTTTCACTTTGTGTAATTGGTTTACGGCCAATAGCGTTACAAAGTTCTACGAAAATTGCTTTCGCAATATCTTGACTTTGGTTAAGTGACTTTAGTTTGTAGTTCTTAGGCGAACTGGGGGCTAGGTCATACATGAACGGGGGTACTTGTATAACTGTATATAAGTTGCTTGTTTGCTCGCCGGAATCTTGATCGTATCTAGCTAATTTAGTTAAAGCACCAACTGATACTAATTCGTTTAGCGATCTCTTTACTGTTGAATCGCTAACTCGCATACGTTTAGCTAACGTTGATATAGCAGGCCAACAACGTCCGGTTTCCTTATCTGCATATCTTTGCAGAATACAATACAAGACTTTGGCTTGTGCGTTAATGTCGCAATCTATAACCCATTCCGGTATAATAGAAAAATATAGTTGGCTTTCTAAGTTTGAGGTTAGATCCGGTTTTTTTTCGACTCGTTTTTTTCCGGATCTTCCCTCATTTTTCTTATCCACGGAGTTCTTAGAACGGTGGTGGCGTGTTTGCTTCTTTATCTGCAAGTAGATCTTCAATAAGTTTTGAAGCGTCTTTTGCTTTTAACTCATCAAAGTTAATACTATCAACTTTATCTTGCATAGCTTTAGTGGTTTGTGGCTTCAATTGTTTAATGAAGTTAATTTGTTTATCACTTGCACTATTACCGACTTTGTTATAGTTTAAGTTTGATTTGTAGAATTTACCTTCTTCAGCTTCGGCCTCTGGTATTAGATCTACCATTACTTTGTTGAATGCTTTAGTTGTACTTTCAACATCTGCTATTTCTATTTTACCGGCAACAGCTAATTCAATTGCGCCTTTAAACGCTACTTGAACTACTATCGACTCATCTCTTTTCATCATATTGCTAACCTTTCTTGTTTTGGCTCATTTAGTTTAATTCTATACATAGCTACGTTTCCACGATGTGCATGCATAATACATTTTTGGCTTGAGATCTCATAACCTAATTTATTAAGATCGCTTACCCTTTGTGCGTAAGTTGGTATGAATTTTTGGAATCGGTTGTTCCCTTGTTGGAAATGTGTACCGCATACCCAGTCTTGATTGTCTTGTAATATAACAAGAACTTTACCCGCGTCGGTTTGAATCGACGGCTTTGTCTTTTCCATATTCCTCCAATCTTGTGGTAGTTGCCTACCGAGTGGAACACCGGCGCGGAATATGGTTAATATCTATCAAAGGGGAAACAATGATAGGCCAAATGTCCCACTCGCTAGGCAATCGCCTAACGCTTAAAGTTAACTACTTCACCTCTTTCAAGGGCTTCGTGTACGTTATCAAGATAATTAATTATATCCCGATCTAATTTATATATCTGAACTTCCTTAACTTCGAAAAAAGTTTTATATATAATTAAAGCTAATCCCGTAATAGTAATTATTGCTAAAAAGAATACGCACATCCAAAACAATAAATATATAAATGCAAATTGACTCATTCGGATCCCTCTTTTGCTATATCGTATTCAAGTTCGCCTTTATTAATATCTTCATAAACATCTAACAAATGTGTTAATTGTTTTTGAAGCATATGTTTCTCGGCTTCGTACTTCGCTTTATGAAGTCGTCCTCTATATTCATATATCATTTCAGCAGTAGAAATATCTTCTCTTGCTTTTTCAATTAAATCTTCAAGAACTTCTTGTGGACTTACAAAGCAATATTTATATTTACGCTCATAGTCCATTTTTAGAATGAAAGATTTTATTTGATCTTTGTCTTTGTACTCAAATTGGTTATTGTCTAGTTTGTTAG